GAGGTGATCGCCAAGAAGACTACGGCGATAAGCTTACCAATCATGAGAACATTGCTGCATTGTGGTCAATTTTCCTCCGCAAAAAATTAACACCCCATGATGTAGCAATGTGTATGGCTTTAGTTAAAGTTGCTAGACTAATGCATGCACATAAACCAGACAGCTATGTAGACTTGGCGGCCTATGCAGCTATTGCAGGGGAAATAGATGAGCGAACGAAGTGAGACAACCTTCTCTTTTTCAAACTCCTAGTGAGTGGGTACCACCAGAAACAGTGCCTGACTTTAGCGGAGCAAAAGAAATCGCTATTGATTTAGAAACAAAAGATGACGGTATAAAAAATGGTGTAGGACCTGGATGGGCTACCAAACAAGGAAGAGTTATTGGTGTTGCGTTGGCCGTGGATGGATGGGAAGGATACTATCCTATAGCACATGAGGGCGGTGGTAACTTTGATCAAAATGTTTTTCTTAATCAACTTAAACCTATTTTAGAATTACCTTGTGATAAAATATTTCACAATGCCATGTATGATGTTGGATGGTTAGATGCTTTAGGATTAAAAGTACATGGTAAAATAATAGATACGATGATTGCTGCACCTTTAGTAAATGAAAATAGATTTAATTATTCTCTTAAAGATTTATCAAAAGAGTATGTTGGAGAAACAAAATCAGAATCTTTATTGTATGAAGCTGCAAAAGAGTGGGGTGTAGATGCAAAGAGTGAGATGTGGAAACTACCACCAATGTATGTTGGTCCTTACGCTGAACAAGATGCTGCAGTTACGTTGAAGTTATGGAAAGCATTACAACTAAAGATAACTCAAGAGGAATTATTAAATATTTTTAACACAGAATCAGAATTGTTTCATGTTCTATTCGCTATGAAAAAGAAAGGAGTGCGCATTGATACAGAAAAAGCAGAACGTATTAAAAAAGATTTTGAGAATTCAGAGAAGAAGATATTATCTAGCTTATATAAAGCATGTGGTTTTGAGGTGGAGATACTTGCTCCATTATCAATTGCAAAAGCTTTTGATAAACTTAAAATAAGATACAACAGAACACCGACAGGTTTACCTAGCTTTGATAAAAACTTTTTAGCAACGCATTCTAATCCGTTTGCACAGAATATAGTAAAAGCAAGAGAGTTAAATAAAGCAAGAACAACATTTATAGATTCTATTTTAAAACATTCTTATCGTGGTCGCATACATGCAGATGTAAATCAGCTACGTTCAGAGACAGGCGGTACAATATCAGGAAGATTAAGCATGCAAAACCCTAACTTGCAGCAGATACCAGCTCGTAATAAAGATATAGGTCCTAAAATAAGAGAAATCTTTGTGCCAGAAAAAGGTGAGGAGTGGGGATGTTTTGACTATTCACAACAAGAGCCTCGTCTTCTTATACATTATGGAGCCTTGGTTAGTGAGTCAACTAAATGGGATGTTGCTTCTGTAGAAAAATTATTAAATGATTATAATAATAAACCAGACACTGATTTTCATCAAGTTGTTGCTGATATGGCAGGCATAGATCGTAAACAAGCCAAGACAATTAATCTTGGTATGATGTACGGTATGGGTAAAGGTAAACTTGGATCCCAATTAGGATTAGATAAAGAAGATGTTGATGATATTTTTAAACAATATCATTCTACAGTTCCTTTTGTAAAAGTATTAACAGAAGGCACGATGGGTAGAGCACAGAAAATGGGGTTTATAAGAACAATACTAGGACGTAAATGTCGTTTTGATTTATGGGAACCATCTTCTTATGGTATTCATAAACCATTATCATTTAAAGATGCTGAAGCAGAATATGGTGGTATGAATAGAATACGACGTGCTTGGACATACAAAGCTTTAAATAGATTGATTCAAGGATCCGCTGCTGATCAAACAAAGAAAGCAATGATAGATGTTTTTAAAGAAGGTATTACACCTTTAATCCAGGTACATGATGAACTAGATATTTCTGTATACTCTGAAGAACAAAAGAAAAAAGTTATTGAGATTATGCAAAGTGCTGTGCCATTAAGAGTTCCTTGTAAAGTAGACTGCGAGGTAGGTGCTTCGTGGGGAGAAATTGAATAGAAAGCAAAAGATTGGTTTTTTAAACCATCTTGTAGCCATGCACTGGCTGACGAAAAGAAATTACTACGTTTTTCATAACATTAGTGGCCTTGGGCCGTGCGACTTAATTGCTTTAAATGATAGAGGAGACACCATAAAGATAGATGTAAAGAGTGAAAGTATAAGAAAAACGGGCACACATGCAGGTCATAAGATAAGAAGAATGACCACAAAAATACAGAAAAAAATGGGTGTAAAATTACTCATGGTAACTAAAGAAGGAAAGTGCTATTTCTATAAGAATGACTAAAGTATTTATATTAGTAGTAAGTTTATGGGGCTACAATGGTGACACTTGGGTGTACACAGGTAATCAGATGGTGCTTAAAGAACCAATGCCACAGGAACAATGTGAAGTAATCGCGGCCAACTGGCAAAAGTTTGAAATGAATAAATATTTTCGTTTTTCTATTGAGTGTATAGAGGATGTTAGAAAAGAAACTTAATCAATAGCTTGATCTATCTTATCATTGATCGCTACAACATTTGCTTCAATGACCGAGAGCCGTGCGTCTATACGCAACATATCTAAATCTTTTATTTTATTTTCATTGGCAACGACTCTGTTTACTAACATCCCATAACTGTAGATTACAGTTATACCTGCAATAATTATTGCAGTGATGTTAACTTTCTTAATCATTTGAGACTACTATAATAACTTGCTAAAGCTTCATCTATTAAAGGATTAGATGTACCTTTTCTTAAATTAGGAAAGTAATTCGTCCCTTCTTCTAAAAGACCTCGACCAAATAAATTATTTATTATGTCTTCATTTAAGTTGTATCCAGACCCACTTAAAATTTGCGCTGTTTTCTGCCTTTGCGCTTCATCTTTTAAAGATTGTTGTAGAGCATTTTCTGCATCTATTCGTGCTTGATCTTCTTGAAACTTTTTATCCAGTGCATCAAAATCTTGAACACCTGAATCTATAATATCACCCATAGTTTCATCAACCACCTCTGATCTTGTGTTAGGATCTATTACTTGAAATTGATCTGGAAGAGGTCTTTTGTCACTAGCAAACTCTACATCTATTAAAGGCAATATCTCTGGTTCTGGTTCTGGTTCTTGTCCCGCCATAATTATATTAGGATCTTCGTAATTAGTCGCAGGACCAAAAGTAGTTTCTGGTATAAAAGAAAGATCAGCTATGTTCATTGGGTCTTTTGGTTCACCCTCCCCTGCACCAAACCCTATGTCTAAAGGATATCGTACTCTTGGCAGTCTTGGATCAGTATAAGGTATTGGTTTATCTTTTATATCAAATAATGCTTTAATTGCTTGTACTGTAGGAAGACCCATCTGTAATCTTGATTCAACAGGATACATTTCTCTAGCTTGTTCTGGATATATGTTCTGTAATCTTCTTGTTGGATCTAAAAAATCTCTGTCAATAGTATCTTGAAATACATTAAAACCTGCTGTTGTCATGGGCCGTGTGCCGTCACGCATTCTAACATTACCTTGAATAGTTCCGCCCGGAGTTTTTCTAACTCTTTCAAGAGCTAATTCTTTTACAAATTTATTTTGTCGTGAACGTAAGTCTTTAGCTAAGTCTGTATTGCCATCTGCTAAAGCGTTCTCGACTCGTCTATCAAGACTACCCACGCTTTGTTGTAAACTTTTTTCTTTTTTATTTCTATCGTATGTATTAGCGGCAGCAATACCACTTTCTCTACCTGTGCTTGTACCACCTGTAGCTGTTCTAGATTTTATTCTATCACCTCTGCTACCACCACTAACTAAATAAGAACCTCTTCTATCAATACCAGCACTCTCTTCACGTCTTCTTCTAGCCGAAGCCGCACTTCTTCTTCTTTTGGATTGATTTACTTTTCTTGGTCTTCGTCCTCTAGGCATATTATCCTCTATTTACTAATGCTTCAGTTATATCAATATCTCCGCTTTTGGCAAGTTGAGATCTATCTGTTTGTGAAATTGTTCCTGTAGAAGGAACTGTCATTGATAAAGGAACCTCTGGTATAGCAAGATTTCCTGCTCCATAAGCACCACTAAATGAAGGAGTAACTACATTAGGTGTTCTATCTTCCTCTCTTAAGTCTATTTCTAACGGTCTATCAAATAAACTATCTGGGTTTTCAAATAAATCTTGTGTTGCAAAATTAACAAATATTCCAGATGTTAATCTATTTATTAAAGGTAAAGGATTTGGTTGATTTCTTATAGAAGCATTGTTCATTATTTGTCTTTTAATAAAGTCTGATACTTTAAAGGGAACAGCTTTGTTGTTTATAATTCTACCTGTTTCTGTTTTTGAAAATCTTTCTCCCAACTTTTTAATAATGAAAGGCTTACTTAAACCTAAATTTTCTGCGGCTTTTAATTGTTTAAATAATATTTTATCTCCTTTTTTCTTTCTTTCATTTGCTTCTTGATAAGCTTTTGCTATTTCTTGAGGCGTAGAGTTTCCATCTCTTGCAATAGTATTAAAATAACCTATTGAATTTTCAGAATTCTTTTTATTGTCTGACATTTTAAATTGTATACCTTGTTCAATAAATGG